TCTGTGCGATCGTAAAGACTGGGGTACCTTAACTCGTAGAATCAATGGCGGCCTACATGGCTTAACAGATAGAACCGCCAGAACAGATAAAGCCCTAAGCCTCTTGGGCGATACCGTCTAATACTTTCTTACGATTCTGCTTTGCGCTAGTCATAATGACCATCTGAATCGGGGTCAGCATCTCAATCGTAGTCTTATTGAGCGTATTAAACTCCAGCAGTTTCTTCTGTTTCTCAGCCAGAGATAGCTTTGAGTTGGCTACCTTGTCCGCGACCGTGTTGTATTGAGTAATAAACTCCTCAATGTTTTTACATTCGATGGCATCTTTCCCTGGAATCTGGAGCCTAACTGAGCCTGGGGTCGGAAGTGTTGTTTTTTCGCTACGGTCAGTCAAGTCCTCTTTAATGGCCATCAGATCAACTTTCTGGGTTGGCATAGCCGTAGGTACTGGCGGCACCTTTGGAATCGAATCTAGGGGGTTTCTGACAGTCCTAGAGGCCGCGTTGCCATCGTCATCCTCTGGCGCTATCCCACAGGCCGCCATGAGGCTATAGCGGCGAGCATAGGTCAGGGCTGAGCCATACCCTTGCGGGTCTTGCTTGCTCGCTGGCACGTGCAAGATGCCACAGGATAGGGTCTCGCCCGTCTCATGTATCAACATTGTTTCTACATTGACCCCATCGCTAGATTCGTGGCACTTCTGTACCAGAGCGATACCGTTATTGTTGAGCGCATCGATTACAGCCTCAACGCACGCTGACAGATCAGCATAGCGGCTACGAAAATGCGGGTTAGTGGATGTCTTTAGTGCTGGCCCAAATTCCTTTTGGGCTTTGACCAATGCGGTTGAGATAGCTTTCATCTTAATTCCTTAATGGTTAGGGTTGATTGCCGAATCGTATAAGCCTCTTTAGCTGGCACTATCTTGGCGGGTTGAGCTTTGTAGCTACGCTCTGGCCACGATATCTGGTAGTTACCAGCAATGGCGTACACATGGCTACGCATAAGGCTCATAATTTCAGTCTGAATCTTTTGGTTTTCCTCTTCGAGTTTTGAAATTTTTTGCTTGTTTTCTATTAACAATTTTGTTAACTCCGAACCATAATCATCCAGCTTTACTGGCTCATCAATTGAGCCATGTGGGTACGTTTTAGTCGCGTCTTTTGTAGAAATTGGTTCATAAAAGTCGCAAACCCCAGTATTTTTGTACCGATCCAGCTTATCTTGAAACTCTTTGCTGACTCTTTCGATCAGTTCTAGCGTCTCTTGATGCGGCGCAAATAGGAATATTCGTAACTCCGTGCCGCGATAGAGCGTGCATAGCGCGCCCCACTTGGCCTTAAATATGCTCATCTGCGCCTGGAGCTGGATGGGGCCGCGATAGAGCGGCGGCATATCCTCTGGCTCCATGCTGGTTAGCTTGGCCTCTAGGATGCCCGTGCCTTCCAGTACGATGCTCTGCTGGCCGACCACATAAATCCCCTTCTCTGGATCAGTTGTAATCTCTTGCATTACTCCTGTAGCGGTGCCATCCAAAGAGCATGAGATGGGCCATTTGTCGTGAAAATAGGGCTTGTCATGCTCGATGTCTAGCTGTACGCATCCCAGTCGGTTAGCGGATTCCATAAGAATCGTAGGCTCTAGTTTGTTACCCCAATCCATAGACTCGTTACTGATATCCTCTGGCGCTTTGCCATTGATGGCATCGATAGAGGTTTGTAGCTCATCGTTTGGACTACGGTATTTGCTCATCCCACAAACCGCTGGTAAGCGGCTTGCAGAGAGCATATCGTTTGGCGTTACCTTGCCGACCATTTAAATCTCCAGTTCTGTTTTAGTTTCAAATAAGGCTGAGAGGCTAATCGCATAGCGAGCCACCTCGGCCGCGTGGTCGCTGGCTACTTGGTAGTTACCAGCTTGAGCGGCCTTGTGGGCCTCTTGCATGAGGCGATTAATCCTAAGTAGATACTCGGAATAATCAATCATTTGCGGCCTCGCTTTGCGGCTTTTGGTGAACTGACCAGCCAGTACCGTTTCCATCTACGGTGCGTCATTGGGTCAATTTCAAACACATCTTGAATATTCCACCCACCCCTACGCAAGTCATGGATGTACTTGGCCAGCCTGGTAATGCCGTACTTGGCGATGGCATCCCAGCTGGTAATCCCTTTGCGTTTCTTTTCCAGATGGTCAATGATCTGGTCGCGCTGAGTGTTATAAATCATTTGGCGCTCTCCTCGTTAATGGCTTGTAGGTTGCGGTATGTAGCCCACTTTTCTTGAATAAGCGGGTTATCCGATGGCGGAATCCAGCCCATTTTTTTAAGGGTTGCAACTACGTCTGTTTTCTCAGAACGTATATACGGGCGGTATATATCTTTCATTAGCATTTTTGGCTCCTTATGCAAATAGCACGATTAAGATAAAAGCGATCACGGCTATCGCGCCAATTACCTTGTCGCTAGTTGAATCCTCTTGCGTGTATAGAGTTTTCTTACTGCTTACGTACTTGAATCGGTCAAAGAATTTCATTTCACGTTTCTCCTTTTAATACTGTTGACAAATCGCTCGGCCATACGCTCTCTGCGTCTGCGTTGCCAGCGGATATAAAACTGACTGTTGCTGATTTGCATCCAGGCTATGAATCCAAATAAGCCTAAGATGACTAGCGTACCGACAGAAAAAACCACGATGATTACTGCGTTGATAAGGTCTGGCATTTCATTCTCCTCATAAGTTTGCCCACCTGGGCTGGATGCCAATGGTCGTAGCCGTTGGCGGTCTTAACACCGCGAACCTCAAGTTCACGGGCTATCTCACGCAAGTTGGTGCCAACACGCGCTACGATATCGTTTACAACTGGGGTTACCTTTTGGGTAAATAGGTTACCTTTTGCTACCAAGGCCTCTGCGCCCTTTTTAGAGCCGAGTAAGGGGTTAGGGCTACCGAGCTTTACGCCACGCTCTTTGGCGGCCTGTAAAGCGGCTTTGGTGCGCTCTGAAATCTTACGGGCTTCCCATTCAGCAAACACAGCGGCCATCTGTAGGAATGTGCGGTCTGCCTCTGGCATATCTGCGGCCACAAACTGCACGCCAGACTCCAAGAGGCCAGAGATGAAGTGAACATTACGGGCGAGGCGGTCGAGCTTTGCAATAACCAATGTGGCTTTCTTAGCCTTGGCTAATGCTAGGGCTTGCGCGAGCTGTGGGCGGTCAGACTTGCGGCCTGACTCAACCTCTGTGAACTCTGCGATCAGCTTTTTACCAGCTGTGAAGTTCTGTACCGCAGAACGTTGGGCCTCAAGGCCAAGGCCTGACTGGCCTTGACGTTGAGTAGATACGCGATAGTAGGCAACGTACATTAATAACTCCTCTTTCTGGGTGGTTAATTGCGATATCTCTAGGCATGACTGTAACACAATATGTTGTGTTTTTAATAGGTGTTTACCCTAATATTGACCCCTATATGTTGTGTTGCTGTATGATAGCGATATCTAAAGGAGAACAAAAGATGTCAGAACTAAAACCATTCCTGGTGCGCTTGCGGCCACACGTCAAAACCCTTTTAGAACAAGCCTCGCAAGCTCAAAACAAGTCGATTGCGGCCATCATTAATGACGAATTAGAGGAGTCTTTATCAAGCCATGCCGATCTGGATGCCAGACTGAGTAAGCTCATCGGATGATCCAGTTCGTGCTACCGTGGCCGCCATCGGTCAATACGTACTACAGACGCGGCGCTCATGCGACCTATATGAGCAAGGCTGGGCGCAAGTTCAAGACCGATGTAGCCGATATTGTTTCTCAAAGTAAACAAAGTAAGGTTGGTACGGCCAGAATACGCGTCAATATGGTTGTGTGGCCCAGAGACAGACGCAAGTTTGATCTGGATAACCGTATCAAGAGCGTACTCGATAGCTTGCAAGATGCTGGGGTATTTGATGACGATGAGCAGATTGATGAGATTAATATCGCTAGAGGCAATAAGATCGTCTCTGGCGGCTGTGTACACGTGTTAATTGAGGAGATTGTATGAAAGTATTTGTAGTGATTGAGATTGATGATAAGTATCGCACTATTAATCGTGGGATTTACAGTACGAAAGAGCGTGCGGATCAGGCTATAAAAGCCTTGCAAGCCAATACCAAAGGCGGTTATTACTACATTGAAGAGGATGAAGTTCAAGCATGAGCCATGAGAACGACCTTTACACAAAGGCTGTAAAGGCTGATTCGTCAATTACTGGCAAGCGGTTCTGTACTAACTGTCAGATGGGTAAAGATTATCGGAATGGAGCATGGCTAGTCAGCGCAAACAAAAGACAGAGACGGTGGATGTGCAAGGAGTGTTACGAGAGAAAACAGCAAAGGGAGCAGAAATAATCCATGTATTACGACCCTCATGTTTCGCTTGCGGTAAGGTTCACGGATCAGCCAGGCTGGTTCGTTTGCCGAATGGCCGAACGGTCGGAACTTACTCGGATGAATATCGCGTGTACTGCGAGGCCAAATGGGTGTTTAGAAAGTTTCGATCCAAACGAACCCGACAGCTGTACTTACAAGAAGTGGCAAAGATGCGTGGCCAGGCTGGCTATGACAAGCTCTACAACGCCATGTTAGATGTGTGGAAACTGGAGAAACAAAAATGAACAATGAACCATTTATTTGGCTAAAACAAGATTTTGATGGTGAATGGATAGAGGTGCATCCAAATAAAGGAATCCCACTCTACACCACACCACAAATAAAAGAGTTAAGTGATGAGGAAATATTAAATGT